GTTGTGGTGAATCGCCTGTGCCTACACCGATGGATGTTCTAAGAGTAGCACCTGACTCAGCTACAGGGTCGGTCGTGCCATCTCCGACTATCATCTCGCTGTCAGCTAGTACAGCCATAGCTGTGACAGCACTTGTACCACTACCTAATAGAACGCCTCCATCTGTAAGAGATGAAGCACCTGTTCCACCGTCAGCTACTGGTACGTCTGTACCGCCTGCTCTGTAGACTGCGTTTCCTTCTATGGTTATGTCACCAGAACCGCTTCTAACAATGGTTGTATCAGTAGCATGTCCTAGTTCTATGCCTGTTAATTGAGGGGAATCGCCCGTGCCTACACCAATCGAGGTACGTAATGTTGCCCCACTCTCTGCTACAGGGTCAGTAGTTCCGTCACCAACAATCATTGTACTGTCTGCAAGAGCAGACATGGCTGTGACTGCACCAGTTCCAGAACCTAATAATATTCCTCCGTCAGTTAGTGTGGCTGCGCCTGTACCACCATTAGCTACAGATAGCACACCACTAGCTGCGTCTGCTCGACTGTACGAAACAAGTCGCCAGTCTGCTGATGCGTACTCATGTAGTACGGCTACATCGCCTGCTGCTGTGGTTATGTTTTCTCCGTCTGGAAGTACAATATCGGTACTGTGATGGGTCAACGTTAGTACGGCATCAAAGTGCAATAATATAATTGCACCTATTCCTCTGGTTGCAATTGAAGTGATAGCAGTTGTGCCAGTTACATCAAAAGCATTACCTTCCGTGTTAAGTGACAGCGCATTGGCACTAGTTAAGTCTGAGCCTTTCTTCCATTTAGGAAATCCGCTGGCATCAGCGTGATTTAGTATGTCAGATGCTAGTGCTTGACTATCAGATGCTATTGTCATGTTCCTACTCCTACCATTACTGGTCTACCTATAAGTTCTAATATTCTGGGTACTAATCGCTTCAAATCTCGCTCATAGAGCTGAACTACTCGATATCCCTTGCTGGTTAATCCTATATTTCTAAGTATATCACGAGCTTTACCTTCTGCAATACCGTGAAATGGACCTTGATACTCCAAATCTATCTTATAATCTGGTAGTATAAAGTCAGCTCTCGCTCCCCCTAGTATACCTCCTCCTAGTACGTTTCGCTGTACTTGAAAGTTGATTTTTAGGTCGGTAAGAGCTTTGTGTATACGACTTTCAGGTAGATTTAGACCTGGTACCTGGGTTACAGGAGGTAAATCAGGACGGGACAACCTAAGAAACTTTCGGGCACGTATATTAATACGTGGTGCCGACATCATCTTACGGGGACTACTCATTAACCGTTTAGGCATTAGGTCTTGTTATCTAAGGTTATTGTGACCGTTACACGCATGGTCTTATTGGTTGTTTTTGTAATGGCAGCCGCTGGTTGTCCGTGCATATGTAGCACACCATCAGCAGCCTGGCTTAACACTCCTACTTCTCTGATAATACCGTTACCTTCAGTCGTGCCATAGTAATGCTCTAGCGTTATTACGTTATCAGCTACTGTCTTAGTGTCAGGAGCCACCCGTACTATCTGTGTCTGCATGTCAGTATCGGTTACAAGTGGGGTAGTTTCACCACTACCTACTGATAGGTGGGTCATGTTAGTTGTACTACCTACATTGAGCCACTTACTTACTGCCGCATTCAATCCATTATCTGTAATTAGACTAGTTGCCATAATATCACCTGTTTACCACTCTGCAAAATCCCAATTGAAGTTACCCCACGTAGGTGGGGAATCAGTAGCAGTAACTGCAACCGATACTGTCGCACTCATTGGTGCTGTTATCTGGGGCCACGGACCACTGGTGGCATCCACCATTACTACCTGTGCCTGGCGTTCGTCCTTATCGTATCCTAATTGTTCCTCACTAGGACGTAATATACTGGTTTTCGTTATGTATACTAAGTGTTGCCAACCAAGCATGTCTGTAAATCTTATTGGTGTCTCACTACCTTCTATCTCTTTCAGGAACTCTAGTTGTTCCCTAACTGACTTGCTTTCGGCTTCATTGTCTCTACTTCTGGAACCGCCTAACATTAGTCCTAACTGGTAAGCCCTGATTGGGTCAGGTCTTAGTAAAAAACTGGCAGTAAATCGCTCTAACACCGGGGTTTTAGCTGCATTAGTACCCCTAGTTAGCGTAAAGCGTAACCGTAAATGTTTAGACGTGGTGGTTATATCAGTCTCACTAAAAGGTAAGACCGTCTTACCATCTGCCGTAATGTCTCCCAAGCTGACAAAGTTAGCACCTTTATCAGTAGAATACTCCACCGTTATCTTACGTCCATCAGAAGTGCTAAGATTACGGGCATCTACTGATACATCCCTATAAGCCTTGAGCATGAACGGCAAGCCGCCATCATGGTCAGACGTAATAAACTGAGCTGATGCAGGATAAGCTGCGAATGGTGTGTCTCGTAGGGTAGTGTGTCGTCTACTTCTGGTAGCCCCATCGTTCAGATAAGACCTTGCCAGATTACGTGAATACCCTGCCGCTTTCATAGTATCGTCAGCAGTACCTCGGTACATTTGATGCCAGCCAAAGCCGTTATACCCAAGGACTTCAGGTAAGTCGCTCTCACCCTGGTCGAATGCCGCATACAAATGAAATGGCCCACTCCATATCCAGATAGGAATACCGTGTCCATGCAAGTCTTTATCAGCATCGCCTTTCATCAAAGGTGTAATGTCAATCATGTTACTGATAACGCCAGATGACAAACTAATTTTTACAATACGCCCTAATATATGGGTGTATAGAAAACCATCGTGATACACTAGAGCCTTAGCATTGCCACTATATTTTTGATTATAAAACCCTGTAATCTCATTGATATTAGTACCGTCATACCAATAGATACTATCTTCTTTACCAATAATAAGTAGGTTGAATGCTACGCCCAAGCCAGTTACATCCGACTCAGGATTACCTACGTTGATAGCTGAGGACCACGTAGCACCATTGTCGGTGCTGGTCTTTATCGTACTACCATTACCTAATACTAAAAATACGTTACCATCGGGTTTTTCCCAGGTAGCGAAGCAATTAGCTTTTTGACCTGATGCTGGTTGGGTCCAACTATCGCCATCAGAGGAACGATATAAGTCTGCACCAGAGCCGGTTGCGGCAAACACATAACTACCGTGCCTATGTAACCACACAGCACTTGCACCTAGTGTGGTGCTACTGTCACTCCAGGTACTGTCATCCGTAGTACGGCGTACCTTAGTGCCAATAGCAGATAGTACCGTACTGGCTCCAAAGTCTAATATCATAGGAGCAGTAGCTACTTTACTGCCATCAGTAGAGTTCCAGGCTGAATGTAAAGTTATATTTTCATTGGTAAAAGGAAAGATATTCCCATCACTGCGATAAATCTTTTGTGCGCTGGCAAAGGTTAGTTGGTCTATACCTTCGACCATGCCAGTTTGTGACCAAGCGTCCCAAAAGCCTTCTCGTACCCTGGCTTCAGTACCAGTAGCAATACGTGGAGCAAAGTCGTCTACACGTTCCGAGTTGTATTCCCCAGGAGACACCATAAACCCGAAGGTTGTGTTGCCTTGTTGCAGGGTTATGTCGTGAGTTCCACCGGCAGTAGGCATAATTACGGATTAGTTACTATATTCTCACCGTAACGTCCAACGGTAGATTGGCCTGTACCAAAATCGTGTCCTATACCTATCATATGTGGTATATCGCCACGCCGATTACGCATCTTACTCCGTTCAGCGGCTTGTCTAAACTCACCTACTAACTCAGCATAAGGCTTTACATCAAAATGCGCTGCCTTAGTGGTCTGTGATAAACACAACCAGTAAGCTGCGTAATTAGTAAGATAATCTAGCGGTAATTCGGCTGATGCTGTAGCTGCACTTATACGGTCTATACGGTCATTGTATTGTAGATGCAGGGTTTTCCCATTAAACTCTGCGGTTAGGTCTGCTGGCAGTATGATTGTCCATGCTGTACCATCCTGCCGTTGCCTTACCCTACGCAGTAGAACCTTGGGGTTACTACCGAGGGTTACATAAGCAACCGAAAATCCCCATTCTACTTCTGGGGTTGCAGTAGGTGTGTATTCATATGTACTAGAAGATACGGTTAAGCTACTATCTACTTCAACATCTTTTATTTCGGGCCATGCTGAGTCTATAGCGGCATTGACCGCCGCTAGTTTCTGAGTAGTAGTCCATAACGCATTACTAGTATCATCGAACAGTTGGTCCAATCTATCTATTACATTTTGTCCAGTAACAGCCATTACTTCTTCCTTCGGGACTTACGTTTCTTCTTTTTGCCCGGTTTTTTATATAGCATTATCGTCCCCTAACAAGAGTACCATACGTTTAGCACTTGCGATGGAATTACCGCTTCTTTTTAGTGATAAACGGCGTGCCTTTTATAACAGTTACTTTTTTAGGAGGTTTATTAGATATAAACCCACTGGATTTAGCTTTCTCTTTCTTCGCCATCTTCAAATACCTTCCATCCAACAACTATATTTTGTTGGGCTTTTATAGGTCCGCTTTCCATTTCTATCGTATAGCTACTCTGGTATGCTTCCATATCCTGCATACCTGCCATACGGATTGCTTGTCTTAGTAGCATAATAGTGAACCCACACTGATGAAACTGCCACGCACCATCCTGGCTACCAAAGATACTGGCAAGCACTGACACATGCAAGTCCTCATTGTCTATTATCTGTCGGGCTGCCCACTCCAAAGAGGGAGTAATAACGTATAGTTTGCCCTGTCTGTTCAGTACCTGAGCTATGTTTTGTAAAGTCGGTACGACAGATAACCTCGGTATGTGTTCGATTACATGGGACATGAACACTGTGTCGAACTTCTCGTCTATCTTTAGAGGTTGGGTGATGTCCGCTACTATATCTGGTTTCAGGTCTGGATTCACGTCTAACGTGATAATCTTTGCCTTCGGAAATATAGTACGACATTCGGTCTTGTCCCCACAACCTATGTCCAGAACTCGCATCATGCGGCTAGTTCGGGGTGTTGGTCTTTATATGCTGTAAAGTCTTTTCTATCATGTGGTACTTCTCGCCAGTGCTGACACACTACTGCTGTATCTACTACTGGTTTATAGCCCACACGTTCTGCTATCTCACAAAAGAAATGGTCCTCTGTACGACCATACTCCATTGCAAAAAATGGAAATGCTCGTGGGTCATCATCTTCCTTATGCTTTAGTGGCATCTTCAAAACCATTTCTTCTACTTTAGTGGTTACTCCATTGCTAGAGAAACCTGTATCTCTACTCACTGTATCTACATCCTCCTTATGAATTGGTACCACACTTCCATCGGGGCGTTGGAACTCTATGAAGTTATCCATAATGTCCAGGAATACCTTCTTCTGTATCAAGGTACATCCCATACCAACGCTATCTACTTCAGCTATAGTGCCATGTTCATAATCCCACAACGAAGCATACATACCATTTTCGTCTTTGATATATGCTAATGGGTTGTGCGGAGGTCTAGCTAGATGATATAGCCCAGCGACAAAGGGTCGGCTCATTGCTAACAGATGTTCAAGCGCACCTTGGGGTGGGACTGTATCATCGTCTAAGAACCAAAGCCACTCACTATCACCATGTACAAAACCTTTCGCAATCTTATTACGATTGTGGTCTGTACGTGAAAAGCGGCGGTCATCTAAGATAAGGTTTTTGTTGTGGTCGGGAAGCGCACTACTAACTGCATGTACGTTACCTATCTCTATCTTACCCTCTTGGGCTATAGATATAAGCTGGGTAAGTACGGGTTGCCACCAATTACTAGATTGAGCTTTGGAGCAAGCTATGCCTATGTCTACCTTTACGGTCATGTGGCACCTGCTTCCCATTCTGCCATTCTGTCATTAGAGGCAAACCAATTACGTTGAGCTTGATGAAAATCACACAAGGCTATCTTGTGTAGATTAGCCATAAACCCATGTAATTGTTTCCCATCTGGGTCTGACTCAGTTGTAGATAAGTGCTTGACCACAACGGGCCGTCCACATCGGCGACATAAGAACACTGGTTCTGTTTGCATCACCGACATAGACGACCTCCGTTGCTTGTTACGATTTTACACTCCTACTATTATGTAGTAAGGACTGCGTGTGCCTTATCCATCTTGACACAGAGAGAGAACTCGCCCACAACCTCTCCACGCTCATAGTCACCGACTTTAGCCAGTGGCTCGAATGTGAATGGGAAGTATGTGACAAATCCTGCTCTTTCTGAGTCTAGCAGATATACTTTATCTGCTGGAGCCCAGCGGTCCATGACGAGTTTTAGCTCACCAAATGGGGTCATTACATTCTGTATGACCATACCAATTGTATCTTCCTGACGCTCGATGCGCAAGTAGGAACTGGAGTCATATATATTTTTGATGACCTGCATATTGGCTGGTGATACCAAAGCTATGTCTGGTTGTCCACCATCGTTATAAGCTGCTTCCATTCCGTCTTCGAGGTTTGCCTGAGTTACTGCGCCACCGAAGTCTACAGTATTGTCAGTAACGAACGTTCCTAGACCACCAAAAGCACGGGGTGCAGATGCGGAACCAGCTTTTTGTGCGCCGAGATACATCTGCTTTTCAACCAGACGCATCAATTGCGGCACAGCTTTATTGGATTGATATTCAAACTCTTCAGGAATACCATACTGGGAAATCTGGTTTTGAGTTCTCGAAACCTTAATTTCCTGATGGAAAATCTGAGTGTAGTTGGAACCAACTGTACGGTCAGTAAATGCTACAGCGTCAGAGTCATCACCTTCTAGTCGTGCAATTCCTACGATTGTTACAGCAATGTTGTCAGCATGAGTTGCAGCTGAACCACTATATGCACGGGTTACGGTGATAACTTCACCACTTACACCACTTACCCACATCTGCTCACTCTCTGCCAGAACAATGTGTCCGGGTTGGAATATGGAACCATCATCTACGGTGATAGTGACCTGTGAGGTATCTATGTTGCCGCTATCGTTGATTGCGGAAGCTAATGCACTGTGCGTGTCCTCAAGCCATTCCATCTTGGTAGATTTACCATTGACGAAACGGAATTTAGAACTGGCACCGTCCAAACCACCCAAGGCTTCTACACCTGGAGCGTCTGTAGGGTCAATCAGGTCGATAACATCTGTGATTACACGTTTCTGCGGAGTAGTATCCGAGTAACTACTAATTGGGCTATCTATAACAGCCATTATTTATTTCTCCTAAATTTCTAGACCAAGTTTACGGTATTTTACCCGTAACTCAGTGTGTCCTAGTACGTTGCCCCTACGTACATCTTTTTTGGCACGCTCATACTGGTCACGTAAGTCACCTACTTTACCGGCAGGTGCCCCACTCAAGCTGTCAAGCTCTCCACTAGCAACCTTCTTGTCTAGTGCGGCTTTCTTGTTCTGTGTAGCTTCAGCTTTTAGCTGTTTTTTCTCTGCTTTGGCATCATCTGCCATAGCTTTTTTAGCCTCAGAAACCAGCTGTTCAGCATTTTGCGCATTACCCAATCGGGGGTCGTTCGCTTGTAAGCCATAAGCAGAAGCAATTTGGGCGGTATAGTCGTTCCACGCCTGCCACGCTTGTGCTTGTTGTTGCATAGCGTCATAGGCCTGGGCTTTATCGCTTAGAGCTTGGTTTTGTTCCCAGGCTCCTGCGTCTGTATCGCCGACTTGCTCTAGCCGTTGTCTGGCTTGTGAACGAAGGGCTTTCTCCCTCGCTTGGTACTGCTGGTGAACCTTTGCCAGTTCCCTGTCCTTAGATTGATTCCATTCCGCTAACCATTGATTGCGTTTGTTTTCCAGAATGGTGTCCGTATCAGGGGTTGCTGGGGCCGCTGGTACAGATTCTGCCGTAGTTTCAGCTTCAGCCGTTTGCGCCTGTACGGGGGCAATTTCAGCATCTTCCGCTTGTACGGTGTTCGTAGTTTCAGCCACGGTACACTCTCCTTGTGTATGATATTGTTTGCTACGCCGCCTATTATAACATAGACGGGTCAATCATAATTATAAACCAGCTCTCACACCACGGGGTTTATATACCCGTAAAGTTGTAGCTAGGTTTGGTCGAGATGTTTGTATTCTACGTTCCTGTCTCGGTGTAATTCTACCAGTCTGTTGCGCCCATACATAATAGGCTTTTTCCATTAACGCTAGTTGTTCTGCTGGTAAAGTACTAAGCCAGCGTGCTAAATTAGGATTACGCTGTAAATGAGCCTGTTTAGCATATGGTGATAGGTCAAAGTAATCCATTAGTGGTACTAATATTGGGTTCTTGTCTTGTGTCCACTTAGTTAGAATACTGGTCCACGGCGTTAAGTCCATAGGAGGTGGTTGCAATTGTGGTTCGCCTTGTCTAGTGGTAGCTCTACGCTGTTTAGGTGCTTGTGGTTGTAAGAATGCTGACATGGCAGAAGTGTAAACCGAATCGTATGGACGATACTGTTTAGGTATTTTACGAGACACTAACCGTCCTATAGGCTTCTTAGTTTTGGTGCTAGTGCTAGTGCTAGGTCTATCACCAGTATATTCGGGGTCTGACACCATTTTGATAAGACCGTCTATATCACTAGACCGTGAGCCTGATGCCAACTCTTCAAAAAACTTGACCCATTTTTTATTGCCAGGTGTTTCTTTAGTTATTTTGAAACGGTCAAATATTTCATCACTCAAACCAATGAAAGCCTTGATACGTGGCTCGTTTTCTAAAATTTGTTGATATGCTATAGGGTCCGAAAGTGCAACACGTCTAGCTTCTTCTACTCTAAGGTACATATCAGTACCCAGCTTTTCTTGTGCTAATCGTCTAACATATTCGTGTACGTCAGCGGTGCTAATGTATCTATCGTTCTCATCAGTTACAAGACTACCTTCTATATTTTCAGCTTTGAATATATCCATAGCTGACAACCCTTTAGGTCGATACTGGGAAGTTGATATTGAGCCATCGGCATTAATATTTGCTTTCTCACCTAAGGCATGTTCAAATACTTCAAATGTTAGGGCTGGCTCACCGTATAAAGCCCAGAAAATTTCTCTAATATCTTTAAGT